CCATTTCATGTACAAAGGGTAGTTATTGGATCGACCAAGGAATATCACCCTGTTCAAACAACTCCACTTCCAATATTAAATTCGTAAATACTGATGGAACTGAAATCACTTCAAGTGATGAAATTATCAGAGGATTTAAACCAGGATATACAATTACTACAACCGCAGGTCAAGGTGTAGATACCCCAAGTGTTGATAGTGGTAATGGTGGTAATGGTGCCAGTGGTGGTGAAGGAGGAACTAATGGTTCTGGTGGTGGAGGGGGAAGTGGATACACTGGTGGTTCTGTACAGGTTATATCTACTTCATCAGGTGGAAATAGTTCTAATAAATCTTCTGTAGTGTTTTCTATTTCATAAATACTAAATAAATAAAGAGGTGGACAGTGAAACCTCTAGAGGTATAAATGGCCGTTAACAAGAACTTTGTAGTCAAGAATGGCGTAGAGGTTTCAACAGACCTCATTTACGCTGAAAGTACTATTGACAAGGTTGGTATTGGCACGACTACGCCAGGAGCCAAACTTGATGTCATTGGTGATATTGTTGGTGTAGGATTAACCCTGACAGGTTCACTAACAGGAACAAATGCCAATTATTCTGGTATTGTTACTGCAAATAATGGTTTAGAAGTTGGTTCAGGTGGAACTTCTATCACTGTTGATGTTACTAACAACAGTGTTGGATTTAACTCTACAACACCTGATACTGATTATGTTTTAAATGTAAATCCTGGAACTGGGCAATCTGCTGCTAACTTTGGTGGTGGTGTTTATATTGGTGGTGATTTAGAAGTTAATGGTTCCTTCTCTGGAACAATTAATGAGTTAAACAATCCAGTAATCACTGGTGTGGTTACTGCAAATGATTCAGAGATTTACACACAACTTGACATCATCAATAATGGTACTTCTGCATACCAATATCAGACAACTGGTATTGGATTTACTCAAAATACAGATAACCCAACACTTTATTTAATCAGAGGTAAGAACTACAGATTTAATTTGAATGCCTCTGGTCATCCATTCTACCTTAAAACAACTTCTTCTACAGGAACTGGTAATAAGTATGATGATGGTGTTGAAGGTCAAGGAACTCAAGTAGGTATTCTTACCTTCAAAGTTCCATTCAATGCACCAAGTCAGATTTACTACAACTGTAGTGTTCATGCTGGAATGGCTGGAACCATCTTTCTATTAGATGGAACTGGTACTGGTGGTGGTGGTATTTCTAGTATCGCAGTTTATTCCGCTGGTACTTTAGTTGGTAATACGACTAGTTTAAACATTACTGGTGACGGTCAAACTGTCGCAGTTTCTGGAGATAAGATTGACATTAGAATCAATCCTGGAAATGCTGGTATTGGTTCACCTATTCCTTATCCTGATGGTCAAGCTTCACCATTTGCGTATGTTGAGTCTGTAGTTGAGGTGAGTCAGAATATTGATTTAAATAACACAAACGCTGGTCCAAGTACATCTTGGGTCATCGTGGCATCACCAAAACTTGTTATTGGTTCTGGTGCTGGTGTCACAGTTGGTACTGGTAAGACAATGATCCTTGATATCTTGGATCTTTCTTCCTACGAATGATTTTCTACCCAATAGCATAGAGTAAAATGTCACAACTTAATGTAAACACAATTAAGAACAGGGTAGGAAATAGTGGTCCTACCGTTGATGGTAATACAGTAGTCAGTGGTATTGTTACCGCAACAGCATTTGTCGGTGACGGTTCTGGTCTGACTAATGTAACTGGAATAGCTCAAACATCTAACATTAGCGCAGATTCCTTGGTTGTTTCTGGTGTTTCTACACTGGGATTTGTTACTTCACCAGGAATTTTTGTAACTGGTATTGTTACTGCTACTACTTTTGATGGAAACTTAAGTGGTAATGTAACTGGTAATGTAACAGGTAATGTTACTGGAACTGCTGGTGGACTTACTGGTTCTCCAGACATTATAGTATCAAATGTAACTGCTGGTATTGTAACTGCTACATCATTCAATGGATCTTTGACAGGTAATGTAACTGGTGACTTAACTGGTAATGCAGATACAGCAACTACAGCAACTACTGCAACTAATGTAACTGTTGCGGATGAGAGTTCAGATACTTCTTGTAATGTTCTTTTTGTTACGGAAGCAACAGGTAATTTACCACCTAAATCTGGAACGAACCTAACTTTTAATTCTTCAAGTGGAACACTAACCGCATCATCATTTAGTGGTGATGGAGCAAATGTTACTAACATTAATGCTGATAATATTTCATCAGGTATTGTTACTACTGCAAGACTTAGTAGTGGAACAGCAAGTGCTGACACATTCTTAAATGGTCATGGACAATTTATAGAAGCAGGTGGTGGTGCTTGGAACCTGCTCTCAACCACAACTACAAGTGCTGCTTCAACGATTGACATTAACAGCAACATCGACAGCACCTACGACACATATGTGATCAAGGGTATTATCTACGCCAGCGCACATTATACGCGACTTCGATGTCAATTCTACAATAATGGCACAATTCTAACAGGTACCAACTACTACTCAGTGAGTCAAAGGGTGATGGGGAACAACAATTCTGTTTTCGAAGATAATCGTGGCGAGTGGGGTCTTCTGACCTACGCCTCAGTCGACCCTTCTACTAATGGACTGAGTGGATCTTCTGATGAATTGTATCACTTCGAAATCGAATTGGATCGGCCAAGCCAATCCAGAACCAGGTACGCATTCAAGTTGACTGGATGGATGGGAGCATGGTATGTAAACAGGATTGAGTATGTTAACGGGGTTATTGCATACAACAACGACACAACAGCGCTTACCAACATCAACGGCATCAGGCTCCTCCCGAGCACAGGTACCCTAACAGGCACCTTTAAACTTTACGGCATTAACTAACAGGAGGAAACTAAAATGACTAGATATCACGCAACACCAGAAGGTAATATTCCATTCACTGCTGAAGAAGAAGCAGAATGGGACGCTATGGAGGCAGCCTATGCTGCTGAAGCAGATACAAGGAAATCCGAAGAGGTTCGTAATGAACGCAACAGACTAATCCAACAATCTGATTGGATGGCAAACTCCGATGTAACTATGTCAGATGAGTGGCGTACTTATCGTCAAGCACTTAGAGACATCACCGCACAAGTAGGGTTTCCTAATGATGTAATCTGGCCAACTGAACCATCTTGAATAAATAACTAAAAAGTAGTATAAAATGTCTGAGATTAATGTAACTACTATAAAGAATGAAAATACTGACTATGGTCCCAATTTAGTTGGTCATAGTACAGTTACTGGTAATCTTAATGTAACAGGTGAAATCATTGGTAACAGTGGTGTAAATGTTACTGGTGTTATTACTGCAACATCATTTTCTGGTGATGGTTCTGGTCTGACTGGTCTTGCTGGAACCGCAAATATCAAGTCAGATACTATAACAGTAACTGGTGTTGTTACTGCTACAACTTTTGATGGTAATGTTACTGGTAATGTAACTGGTGATGTCACTGGAACTGCATCAAATGCATCAGGTTCAACAGGTGATTTCTCTATCGCAGATAAGATTATTCATACTGGTGATACTAATACTGCCATTAGATTCCCTTCTGTTGATACCTTTACTATAGAAACTGCTGGTAGTGAGAGACTTCGTATCACATCGGATGGTAAATTTGGACTTGGCACTGCGAGTCCTAGTGGCAAGCTTGGGGTGCAAGTCGATACAGGAAAAGATGTAACGGTTGCCCTTACATCGGGCTCGCCAATGATTACCTATCGAAACGGAACTGGCGCTTGGTTCCATGCTGGTAAGCATCCAACTGATGATGCACTTATCTTTAGCAATGGCGCCACTACAACTACCAATGAGATGGCGCGGTTTGATAGCTCCGGCAGGTTTGGACTTGGCACGGCGAGTCCTAGCGATATTCTGCATTTAAATGGTTCAACTGGCTATGGGCTAAAGATTACAGACGACAGCTCGCATATTGCTACTTATCGGACACATAGTGATGGTGCAATACTAAAGACCGCAAGCAATCACGCTTTGCTGTTTGGAACAAACGATACCGAGCGCATGCGCATCGGTTCATCAGGACAAATTGGTCTTGGTGGAGCTAACTACGGTACAGCGGGTCAGGTAATTACTTCTAATGGTTCTGGTAGTGCTCCAACGTGGCAGGATGCTGGTGGTGGTGGCACAGCTGACTTTGTGGCAAGTGGTACTATTGCTAATGGTGATACAGTAGTCGTCAATAGCGACGGAACTGTAAGTGTTATTGCTGAAACGGGTTCTGCATCTCCAAGTGTTAGCGATACTTTTGTGTATAACGATAATACGACTAGTACTGTTGGATCAGTATATGACCCTGACAACAATAAAGTAATTATTGCATATGGGGACAATGGAAACAACAATAGACCATATGCGGTCGTAGGTACTGTTAGTGGTACATCAATTAGTTTTGGTCCTCCCTGTAGAATAGATACTAATCAGGGAACATATGAGGTTACAGTATTATATGACCCTAGCAATGATAAAGTAGTTGTTGTTTACAAAGGATTTAATGGATCTGCTTTTCCTGGTTATGCAGCTGTAGGAACCGTAAGTAATAATAATATCAGTTTTGGTAGTGTTGTTTTATTTAATGGTAATAGTAGTGTTGATAATGTTTCAGCAGCATTTGATTCCAATAGCAATAAAGTAGTTGTTGCTTATAAGGATCAAGCAGACTCTGGTTATGGTAAAGCAATTGTAGGAACCGTAAGTGGTACATCAATTAGTTTTGGTAGTGAAGTTGCATTTAATGGTTCTAGCCAAGCTCTATATCCTGCGGTAGCATTTGATTCCAATAGTAATAAAATAGTTATTGCTTTTAGGGATCAAGGAGATGGTAATTATGGTAAAGCAGTTGTAGGAACCGTAAGTGGCACATCAATTAGTTTTGGCTCTGCTGTTACATTTGAATCTGCTGAAACTGCATACATTTTGGCAACATTTGACTCCAACAGTAATAAAGTAGTTATTAGTTATAATGATTGGGATAATTCTCAATATGGAACAGCAATTGTAGGAACCGTAAGTGGCACATCAATTAGTTTTGGAACTCCTGTTATACATTCATCTTATCTTGGTCAAACGAGAGCATTAACATTTGACCCCAGCACCAATAAAGTAATTTTTGTTGTTACAGATGAATCGATAAGTGTTGGTTCTGGAAAGGCAATTGTGGGGACTGTAAGTGGAACTAGTATCAGTTATGGAGCTCCTTTTACATTTGAAAATGCTGACACTGAATTTTCTTCTGCAACATATGACCCCATTCATGAAAAAGTAATCATTTCTTATGTGTCAAGTAGCTACGGAAAATTGGTTTTCTTTAGAACTGAGTTAAAGAGCACTAACTTAACTACAGAAAACTACATTGGTATTGCTGCAGAAGCAATTTCTAATGGAGCAACTGGCAAAATAAATATCGTTGGTGGTATTAATGAAGGGCAATCTGGTCTTACAGTAGGTCAAAAATATTATGTTAGAAATGATGGTACTCTATCATTGATCCCTATAGACCAAGATGTAGTTGCAGGTACTGCTATCTCTGCTACTAAAATCATAGTTAAAGGTTAAAAAAATGAAAACTCTAATAAAAACAGAAAACAACTGGTCACTCTATATTTTTGACGACAATGAAGTGTTAAACATTGGAGATGACCAAATAGCAGTTGGTGAACCTGTAACTCTGTATATTGGAGATTGTAATTCATCCAACGTTACATTGTTTGAAAATGTTACACCTCCTGATGACTGGTGTGGTTGTAAATACCTCTACACCGCTGAAAATGGTTGGGAGTTAAATCCTAATTGGGTTGAACCTGTACTTGAGGATCCTGAATAATTAAACCAGAAAAATACAATGGAAGTTATGTTGTGAAGAATGGTGATTTATCATTAAATTGAAATACAACTCCATTGATATTTGCTGGTACTGCATTGTCATCCACTGAGATTATCGTTAAAGGATGACTTAACATATCATAAATAACTAAAAAATCATTAGTGCAATGTCACAGTTAAATATTAGTAATATTAAAAATAAACGTGGTGACTTTGGACCAGTTTTGGTCGGTTATAGTACTGTCAGTGGAGATCTTAATGTTACTGGTGATTTAACTGCTAATTTATTTACTGGTGATGGTTCTGGTCTGACTAATGTAACAGGTATTGCACAAACAGCAAATATTAAAGCAGATACCATAACTGTAACTGGTGTTGTTACTGCTACAACTTTTGATGGTAATGTTACTGGTAATGCAGATACTGCAACAACAGCTACAAATGCAGAGAACATTGAACTTGTTGATGAAAGTTTTGAAACAACTTGTTATGTTGTATATACAACTGCAGCAACAGGAAACCAAGAACCTAAAACAGGGTCTAATTTAACTTTTAATTCTAGTAATGGTACATTAACTGCCACATCATTTAGTGGTAACTTAACTGGTGATGTTACTGGTAATGCGGATACTGCAACCAGTTCAACTAGTGCAACAACAGCCACAAATGCGAATAATGTTAATCTTGCTGATGAAGGTTCTGATACTACCTGTTTCCCAACATTTGCTACAAATTCATCAGGAAATCAGGCACTTAAAACAGACGCTAGTGCCTTAACATATAATGCATCTACTGGTCAGTTGACTGCTGTAGATTTAAATGCAACTTCTGATATCAATTTAAAGAAAGATATTGAAGTTATTACTGATGCCACTGGTTTAATTAAACAACTGAATGGTGTTAGATTTACTTGGAAAGAAAATGATAGAAAATCTCTTGGTGTCATTGCACAAGAAGTAGAAGAGTTATTGCCTGAACTTATTTCTGAAAGAACAGACACTGGAACTAAATCCGTTAATTATAATGGTTTAGTTGGTGTTCTGATTGAAGCAGTGAAAGAACTCTCTGCAAGAGTTGATGAATTAGAAAAAAGATAAATATTATACAGTAAAAGCCTAGTGGAGACACGAACATGGCAATTAAAATATCAGGAACTACTGTTATTGATGACAGTAGAAATATTACTGATGTAGAAAATGTCGGTGATGCTAATACAGTATATTTTGGTGATGGTAGTAATCTAACAGGTGCTGGTGGTGGATCAATCACAGCAACGGCATCAGGAACTCTTGCAAATGGTGACACTGTAGTTCTTAATAGTGATGGTACTGTAAGTACCATTTCAAGTAGTTCTTCTAGTACTCCCAAAGTTTACGAGGGTAAACAAGTATTTTATAACGCAGTTAACAATACCATTGGTAATAGTAATTATTATATTCCTGATGAAAATATTATATTCACAACTTTCCTTTATGCAGATTCTCTAGGTCCATCATTATCCTACAGGTCAGTTTATTCCATAGGTAAAGTTGTAGGTGAGACCATTGAATATGGTCAATGGAATCAATTTCCTTGGGATCCTAGTGCTCCCTCAGTACAGGCAGCATATTATAGTGCTATTGCTTATGATTCCAATCAATCTTCAGTTATTTTAGCTTTTTCTAATCCAAATGATTATACATCTTCCTATGTCATAGCAGGTCCCTTAAATGATAGTAAAACTCAAGTAGAATGGGGAGACCCAGTTAATTTCCTACCTGCTGGGAGTTATTCGACTATTTATGTAAGAAGTTTAATATATGATACTAATGCACAAAAGACTCTATTGACTTTTGTATATCGTGATACGGGTACCACTAACTACCATGGTAGGGGAAGAGTAGTAACTGTGTCTGGTGGAAATACAGTTACTTTGGGTACTGCAAATGATTTTAGGAGTGCCAGTGGTGATGATGTGAGGATTTCACATGCAGTATATGACACCAATGCACAAAAGACCTTATTGATTTATGGAGACGATGTTGGTGGAGGGAATGTTTATGCTAGAACAGCAACCATAAGTGGTACTACTATTAGTTACGGTACACAACTCACTGTTAATAGTGGTTCACAGTATTTTGCAACCGGCCTCAATATTTCATCTAATACTGTATTAGCATATGATGCTACTGCTCAAAAATCAGTATTTGCTTATTATCGTGGATCTAATCCCAACTACACTAATGGACTTAGGGTATTTACAATTTCTGGAACTGATGTGACTGTGGGTTCTGAACTGGCATATGAAACAGGTAGTAACATCGCTGAAGGGAAACTTTGTTATAATCCATCTATTGGTAAATGTGTTTTATTTACTTACCAGAACACTGATAAAGAGCGTGAATCTTCCATAGTGACAATTACTGGAACAACACCTACAATAAGTACCAGAATTGTTTACGATGTATTTTACACAGGATCTCAAGTAGAACCTGTTTATGAATCTGTTAGTAATTATATTGTACAATCACTAGTAGATGAACAAGCCTTCGTTGTACGATTGTTTGATATACAACCTGAAACGACTAATTTAACATCAGATAACTTCATTGGGTTCTCTGATGGTGCATATACTAATGGACAAACTGCAACTATTCAAACTGTAGGATCTACTGATGATGCTCAGACTGGATTGACACCAGGTAAGAAATATTATGTTAAGAAGAATGGTGATTTATCATTAAATGGAAATACAACTCCATTGATATTTGCTGGTACTGCATTGTCATCTACTGAGATTATCGTTAAAGGTTAATCTCATTAAATTAGATAAACCACTTTCTAAACTGTCACAGAACCCCTCTGGAAACCCTCCAGGGGGGTTATTATATTTGGAGATACACAAACACCTATGAAACTGACAGGACTGGAGAAACTTATTTTTGTGTCTTCTTTCTTTATTCTTATGCACTGGGGTGTTCGTATTTCTGAGAGGATTTTTTATGCATTCTATTGAAGTAGTAGGAAATCCTTTGTATCCACCTGTAGAACCCCCTGAAGAGGTTATTTACTGGTTTATGGGTG